AGTCAAAATGTAGTCACTTTTTCAGTGCTGTCAGAAGTATTATTTTGATATGATTTTTTTGCGAAATCGTTCAGCTTCTGGATGGATTTTCCTTCCTGCCTCCGCAGTTCTGCGTAGGTATCCAGTAACATCTTCGAATTACTATGCCCCATGATCTCCACAGCTTCCATGATATCAATGCCGGAATAATACAGCATGGTTGCATATTCATGCCGGAATGTATGCGATCCCAGCCCCGGACACATATCTAGATCGAACTTGATGCGGCCGTTTTCATAGTGATGTGTGCCGCCGCAGGCAGTGTTCAATGTCCGCTTGATCCGCTCGAACAGTCTGCGATACTGCGACTTTTTCAGATAGCTGCCATCAGTTCCGGGAAACAGAAGATTACCCTGTAATGTAGACAGATACTTTTTCAGGACGTCCGCCAGTGGATCCAGCAGATAGATCTCACGCTCTCCACTGTCTGTTTTCGTGTCTTTGAGCACGGCAGTTTCTCCAACGAACTTAACTGCCTTGTTGACAGTGATCTTTTTCCGGGCAAAATTGATATCAAACCGTGTCAGAGGGATGATCTCCTGTCGCCGCATTCCGGTATACAGCAACATATGCAGCAGTGTACTTGCCTGCGGATCCAGCTCTAAGTCTTCCAGGTGGATACGTTCCAGCTCTGTCAGTGCCCGTTTTTTCTTCTTCGGTGCAGGATCTTTTTCGATATTTTCCGCAACATTCTTGAACAGCAGGCCGTCATCAATGGCAGCACGCATGATCTGGTTGACTGTCTGGTAGTAACGACGCTGCAGATCAGCGTGACCTTTCAGTGCATTGTAACCGGTCTGAATATCTGTTTTCTTAATCTGCAATAGTTTGAGACCATCCAGTGCGGCAGTGTGGTTTTTCAGAATGTTCCGATATCCTTCGATCGTGTTCGTTTCACGACCGGCTTTATACAGCTCCAGCCACTTCCATTTATACGCCCCGAATGTCACGTTCTTTTCTGATACATAGATGCCTTTGCTGGTCTGCTCGATCACCTCGGCTTTCTTGCGTTCCAGTTCCGCAACACTACGACCATATACCTGTATGCGGACTCTTCTTCCAGTTTCCGGATTTATTTCATCGGTAGTTACCCATGCGGCGTACCTGCCGTCTTTTCTCTTTTTGTATTTTGCCATAATATATCATCCTCCTTAAAAATGAGTATAAAAATACACCTGTACAGGTGCTGGAGGATTGTGGTATAATCTTCTTGTTCAAGGAAGAATTATGCCGGTCTCCAGACCTGTATAGATTCGCTGATCCGCTTCGGTACGCCAATACCGGGGCGGTTTTTGCGTTATTTGGTTAAATTACAGGATACTATTTCAACAGTTCCTGGATGTTGATCGAAAAGCCTGGATAGATACCTACCGGGATATCGTTCTCAAAGGAATACAGATCAGTATTTTCCTCATCTTCAAAACAATAAACATTTACGATCTTCTGCACAGGATTCACGATCCAGTATTCACGTACACCGGCATTACGGTATTTGAAAAGCTTAATGCCGTAGTCACGCTTTTGTGTGCCGGGTGAAACGATTTCAATAATAAAATCTGGTGCACCTTCAATGCCTTTTTCTGATATTTTGGACTGATCACACAGAACAGAGATATCAGGTTCGACATAAGTCTTGTCATCAGCGTTGAGCCGCACGGCAAGCGGTGCAGGAAGAACCTGACAGTCACCATGATTGTTCCGTATATGTTCGCGGATCGTCCCGGATAATTCCATAACAAGACGCTGGTGCATATAACTTGGTGGTGCCATGTTATAGAGCTGACCGTCAATCAGCTCAGCACGTTCACCCTCTGGAAGTGCATAGATATCTTCGATTGTATAAGAGTGTTCTTTTGGTAATGGCATGGTAACAACTCCTTTCTCGATATTAAATAATATTATTCAGTTTCAAGAACTTTATCCAGATCCACGTTCTTCTTGTTACATTTTGGAGATCATTTTATCGAACCTTCCAAGTGTGTCCGCAATGTTGGCACACTGCCATGGTTTTGTGCTCTGTATTTGAATATTTGCCGAAGCTTGGCAAGAACATTCCGATCATGTGAAAAGGTAATGTGCATATCCATATAATAGGTTTGAGCCACCAGCCGATAAATAATCTATAGAAAAGGCTATGTTTGTAGGTTCTCACAACTTCTTCAGAAACAATCTGTACTTTTACATCTTCACTTTTACATTTTGGACATTTCATATCTCATTTTCTCCTTTATGTGTTTTTATTTTCAATTTTACTCAAAGACCGGTACCATTCCTGATAATTCATGGATGCTGGCACAAGGTAGGTCTTTCCGGTTACTGGATCTCTTGTTCGACGTTCCATCCCTTCTAATGACTGACCTTCTATAGCAGCAACAGTTGTGCAACGACATTCCGGATGCATAGGTGGACAATTGACACCGATTTTCATTTCGCTAACAGCAAACACTTTGCCGTCCAGATTACCACAAATAGGACATGTTCTTGAGTCTAAAGCCGCAAGGTAGCGATATTTCTTAACTCCACATTCTTTATATGATTGCTTTTCGCGTTTAGTGTGTAAAATTTTATTTTGAAAAGCAATGTCATCGTTTTTTGTGTCACAATTGGACACGACATGGGTTCAGATGCTATCTCCAGATATGTCATAGTAAATAGCCGCGGCAGTGGCATGACGATTATTAGAGGAATTAAGTTGTTGACTGTATAATTGTAACTGTGAAGGAGAAATCCCTTTTTGGCAACATTTATTCCAATCCATACCAAGTCCCGGTGGTATCGGCATTTCAGCGTTATGTTTGCAGATAACCTTATATGCATTACTTATATCACCAGATTCAATCATACCTATTATATTATTTCTATATAATTGTACATTTGATTCTTGATGCGAATAGAAGGAAGAGATTACTTTCTTTCCTTGCTCAGTCACCAGATAATAATCAGAGTATGAATCTGATTGCTTTACCACATCAGCACTGATATTATTTAAAATTCGTTGAATTAATTCATTTTTATTTCCAGATACCTTTACCCCAGCAGCTTTTAAAATTGCTTTTAACGAATCATTTTTCAAAAGTGATAGAGAAACTTCGTAGGATGAAAGTTCTATCAACTTAAGTTCCAAAAGAATAGGGATAAATTTAGGTATA